GAATGATAAAGCAAAAGGAGCTATGCGAAAAATGGGGACTTACCAAGGGGGCAATTTCCCAAATGGTAAAGGCCGGAATGCCCCTCACCTCCGAGGCAGACGCAAGCCGATGGCGGCTGATAAACCAAAAGAAACCAAGTCGAGTTCAGCCCATCCTCAAACCATTGGCCAACTCATCCGAGCAATCCGATCCCTCGGACTTTGCCGAATCACTCAAGTCGGAGACAACGAATGGCAGATTGATTCGAGCGAGGAGGGCAGAGTTAGTTGCCTACTCGTTAGTCGGGCGAGCCTACCGAGACGGAAACCCGGTAGCGTTAAGGGCGGCGATTCAAGGATGGGGCGAGGCAAAAAAACGAGTCGCAGAAGCCGAAATGGAACACGCTCGATTCGAGGAAGTAACCAGAGTGCTTGTGAGAATGGACGAGGTAAGGGAAGTGTTCGGCAAATGGTTGGGAGCAATTAGAAATCTAATGGATGCTATGCCTTCTAGCTTGGCCGCTAGAGCAAACCCTAGCGACCCAGAATGTGCTAAAAGGGCTATTCAAGAGGGAATCGATCAAATCTTTGTGACCATCCAGAAAGCAGAAGGAGCGTTCAAATGATTGAAACAATCTTGTGGGGAGCAAAAGTAGGAATCGGCCTAATGGCTGGAATTATCTTTGTTAAGTTGGTATGCGTATTTCTATTCTGGGTGTTTGTTTGGGTGGCCTCTTACTTCGACAAATGAACGAGTGCTTTATTATTCTGCTAGTAGCAATCGCAATCCTTGGCATAGTGCTTCCTTACTTTGACCAATGAAGGAAATACAAAAATGACTGACGAGGAGTGGAGATTGCATTTTAGAAAAATGCGGACAGAACAACCGCTTCTCTATAATCAAACAATAGATTTATTATGGCATCTTTTAAGCGAAGAAGGTGTAAAAGAAAAATATTTTAAATTATGCAAAAGCTACGGTTATAATGAAATTTGTGCTGAAGATATGTTTGATGATACAAATGAGGCACTAAAATTTTATTACAATGAATCATTCAAAAAACTTCCAGAACAGAAGCCCTTAATTGTTGAGCCATGAAACGCTCTCCTCTCAAACGCAAAACCCCACTCAAGAGAGGCGGGAAACTACGCCGAGTATCTGCAAAGAGGAGAGGCCAAAACGAGGTCTATAAAGATGTTCGAGAGAAGTTTTTAACCAACAATCCGGTATGCCAAGTTTGCCAACACAAGATGGCGAGCCAAGTTCACCATAGGCGAGGAAGGTTCGGGGATAGGCTAAATGAGGTTGAGTTTTTCTTGGCGGTTTGCTTCGAGTGCCATCACGAAATCCATATGAACCCAGCATGGGCTTATGCAAAAGATTATATGGTTAAAAGATGAACCAAATTGATGAGGCCAAGAACTTTGCTCGTCTTTTGTTTGAGCCAAGAGAACAACTCTCTATTCCAGAATGGGCAGAGAAAAACCTAACCCTTTCTGCAAGAGTAACAAACATACCCGGAGCGTATTCGACAACCCTCACGCCCTATGTCCGTGAGCCACTAGAGGCTTTTGGCGATGATTCGATTCGTAGGGTGGTATTGGTATGGGGAGCACAAACAAGCAAGACCACAACGATTCTAGCTGGCCTAGCGTACCGAATAGCAGAACGACCTTGCCCCGCCTTGTGGGTGATGCCTAGCGAACATTTAGCAAGATCATTTACAGAAACTAGGTGGTTGCCGATGATTGACGATTGCCCAGCTCTAGCCAAAGAAAAGCCAGACAACACCGACAAAATCAAAATCCTAGAGCAACACTTTAAGAGATGCTCGGTCTGGTGGGCTGGAACAAGCCCCTCGGCTCTTTCCAGTCGCTCGATTGCATTATTGTGTATGGACGAGGTGGACAAGTTCCCAGAGCAAGCGGGGTCGGGGCGAGAGGCAAACCCAGTTCAACTTGCGGAGGCTAGGGTTAGTACCTATCCCAACCATCTCATCATAGCAACCAGCACACCCACAACTGCTGACTCAATCATTTGGGCTGAATGGCAGAAGGGCGATATGCGTTTCTATTTCGTGCCTTGTCCTCATTGTGGGCATAAGCAGAAGCTAGTCTGGGGGCAAGTGAAGTGGGACGAGGCCGCCAAGATCGAGGATGGGGTTTATGATTTTAAGCTAGTGAAATCTAGCACCTACTACGAGTGCGAGGAGTGCAAGGGAAAGATTACAGACGGACAGAAAACCAAGATGCTTCGTGAAGGAGAGTGGAGAGCAACGAACATAAAGGGCGAACCAGCCAGACGCTCCTATCATCTCAATGGCCTATATGCCCCTTGGGTTAGCTTTGGAAGTTTAGCGGTCAAGTTTCTGCAAGATAAGCACAACGGAATCATTGGCCTACAAGACTTCGTGAACCGGGTTCTAGCCGAGCCGTGGATGGAACATGAATCAGAGAAGATGGAGATTGTGGCGGGTGACTACAAGATGGGTGAGGTTCGGATGGGCGAGAAGCTCATTATGGCTTGCGACATCCAAGAGGCAGGGGGATTCCACGCTTGGTGCGTTGTGAGGGCTTGGGATTTAGAAGGCAAGTCTAGGCTGGTATGGGCAGGGAGACTAGAAACTTGGGGAGACATCCAAGCCAAAGCAGAGGAGTTCGGGGTGGAATCAAAGTGCGTCTTTTGTGATTCGGGAGATCAAACCCGAGATGTATATTTTAACTGCTGTAAGAACGGCTGGATGGCGTTGGTAGGTTCAGATCGAACCAGCTTCTCCGAGATTGTAGGAGAGCAGAAACTCCAACGCCCCTATGCTCGAATCTCCAATGGCGATCCCTTCAGCGGAAAAGCAGTTCAATCGAAGGCGGGGTGGAAGTGGAAATTCTGCCCAGTTTGGAGGTGGAGCAATCCAGTTTTCAAAGACATTCTATCGAATCTTTTGAAAGAACCCGGCTACATCGCCATCGATACCCCCGATGTTTGGCGAGTGCATATCGAGGCAGAGGTGAAAGTGAGGGTTAAGAATCCTATGACTGGCAGGGAAAGGCTTGTGTGGAAGCAAGTCGGCAAGCACAATCACTTGCTGGATTGCGAGTGTATGAACATCGTTGGGGCGGCTTTATATGGTCGCTTAAAAGTCTCACCCGCAAGTTTGACAGAGGAGGAGGTGAATGGCGAAGGGTGATTTTCTCGGGCTACCCCTAGCTACCCTAACTTCTCTGCGTGATAAATATGTCACTTGTCTTGAAGCAATAGCGGTGGCGGGTTCAAGCTATTCGATAGCGGGACGTTCTTTTTCAAGGGCGAATCTAGGAGAAGTTCGTGATACTATCGCAGAATTGACCCTAGCCATTGAGTCTGCAAATGGTACTCGTATCCGCACAACCTACGCAAAGTTCTCGTGAAAAAAGCACAGTTAAACTTAATAGATAAAGCCGTAGCATTTCTGAACCCACAAGGGGCAGTTAATCGGATGATTGCACGGCAGAAGCTCATCAACTTCTCCTATGATGCGGTTAAATATACAAGGGAACGAAAAGGGCCGAGTTCGCTTTCTGGTGCAGAAGATTATCGCTCCAACTATGACCGAGTAGAGTTGATGAAAAGGGCGAGGGACTTGGCAGAGAATGTTGGGCTTGTTCGCTCCCTCCTTATGAAGTTCGCAAGCCATGTCGCCGCTAATATCTCTTACCAAGCACGAACCGAGAACCCCGAAGTCAATACAGAGGTAGAGGCATATTGGGCAGACTGGTGGGATAAGTGCGACCTAACCACAAGACATACTGGCTCAACCCTTATGCAAGTGGCGATGATGTCGATGCTCCGAGATGGTGACTTCCTTTTCGTTTTGGTTCGAGATAAGGATGGAAACCTAAAGATTCAAGGCATCGAGGCAGATAGGTTGGGAGACCCCTTTAAGGTTTATACAAGCCTAGATTTGATTGGTGGAATCCATATTGATCGTGATACTGGTGCTCCAAGTGCCTATGATATTTATAGCCGAAGCATTGGAGATTTTTATACCTACCAAGCAACCATTCCATCAAGCCAAGCCTTTCACTTGTTCGACCCGCTCCGCATTGACCAATACCGAGGAATCTCCGCTTTTCATACTGCAATCAATGATGCAACCGACATCTACGACATTATCAATTTCGAGAAGATGGCCGCTAAAAATGCAAGCTCCCAAGCTGGCATCGTGAAGCGAAACAACAACAATGCCTCTGATTTGTCGAGTCTCACAAACGATGAGGATTTGAATGGAAACACCATTAAGCTAGAGGCGATTGAGTCTGGTAAAATTTCTTACCTAGAACCGGGCGAGGATATTGTTTTCCCAGATGGGCCGAGCAGACCAAGTGGAGCGTTTGCCGAGTTTCATAAGATTCTTTTGCGGAACATTTGCCTTGGCCTTGGCATCCCCTACTCATTTGCCGTAGACCCCTCCGCTATGAGTGGCCCGACTGCTCGCCTTGAAATGCAACAAGCAGGGCGAACCTTCCGCAGATACCAGAAGCTACTAGATGATAAAGTTCTTCGACCCATTAAGAATATCGTGATTGCAGACGCAGTTTCTAGGGGATTGATTGAGAACAATGTTGGGACAAGAACAACTAGGGGAATCTTTAATTTTGGGGCAAATGTCTCTATTGATTTAGGTAGAGAATCCGCTTCAGCTATCTCCGAGTTCAAGACTGGACTCCGCACCGCCGCCGACATCTACGCAGAGAGAGGCCAAGACTTTGAGAGTGCTATGAGGCAGAGGGCAATCGAGGCCAAGCTGATTAAGGATTTGGCCGAACAATACCAGATTGACCCGCAGACAATTTCCGATGTTGTTCCTCCCGCAAAACCCGAAC